GGCTCAAAATTTTTTTATCACAACTGGCTCACTTTTTTATTAGCGAGGTGGCTCAGTTTTTTATTGACAAAGGCACCCTTTATCAGTAAGCAGCTGATTATAGGCTTTCAAAAAGCCTTGCTTTATCGTGTCCTCATCAATATGCGGTGTTTTGCAATAACAATCATTCGTATATTTCTTGTTGCATCGCCATATCACACGTCTGTAACGGCTATTAGAGTGCCAAATCTTAGGACCGTAAAAACCGCCACACTCGCCACAGACGATTTTGGCTGTGAATATATTGCCGCTGTGATAGCGTTTTCCCAGTTCTTTTCTCCTTGCCATTTCCGCCTGCACCAATTCAAATTCCTCTGGTGGAATAATAGCAGGGTGGCTCTCTTCTACATAGTATTGAGGGACCTCACCCTCATTCACTTTGGTCTTTTTCGTAAGAAAATCAACAGTAAATTTCTTTTGCAGCAGAGCAGAACCCTTGTATTTTTCATTTGTCAGAATGCTTTTCACCGTACTGAGATGCCATTGCTCTTTCCCAGATGGTGTTGGAATACCTTTTTCAATCAAAATACAAGCGATTTTATATGGCGTCATGCCCTCCATAAACCAGCGATAAATACTGCGAACGATTTCTGCCTCCTCCGGCACAATTTCCGGCAAGCCATCTGCTCCTTTTCGATACCCCAGAAAATGCTTGTATGGTAGACTTACTTTCCCATCGGCAAAACGCTTTCTCTGCCCCCAAGTTACATTCTCCGAAATGGAGCGGCTCTCCTCCTGTGCCAGACTGGACATAATGGTGATCAACAGTTCACCTTTGGAATCCAGCGTGTAAATGTCCTCTTTTTCAAAAAACACCTCCACGCCTTTTTCTTTCAGTTTTCGCACCGTAGTCAAGGAATCTACGGTGTTTCGTGCAAATCGGCTGACTGACTTGGTAACAATCAAATCGATCTTACCGTCCAGAGCGTCTGCCACCATCTGATTGAATCCATCACGATGCACTGTGCTGGTTGCACTGATGCCCTCATCGGTATAGACTTTGACAAACTCCCAGTCCTCACGCTCTTGAATATACTTGGTATAATAATCGACCTGTGCCTCGTAGGAAGTGAGCTGCTCCTCAAAATCTGTAGAAACACGTGCATATCCGGCAACTTTTCGCTTTACTTTCTGTGTTGTCGGCAGGTGCGTTTGCAGACTGATTGTTGGCGGTATTACAGTTACTTTTCGACCCATTTCTGATTCCTTTCTCGTGCGGCTTGTTTCATTTCCTCTGTCCAACTTTCTGCCCTTGATGGGTATTTCCAATGCCGTATATCAGATGTTCCATCGTGAAAGAAAAACTGCACCTCAAACGGTTTCGGAATCACAATATGGTGAATATTATCCCGAAATACAGCCGCATCAAATTCATCCAATTTAAGTACATCACAGATTAGAGCATATAGAATTGATTCCGGAATTTGCTTTGAACCGGGGCAGTACTTTTTTCCTCTCCTCAAAAAAGTAGCACACATCCAGATGATTCCTTGTGGGAGTTGTTTTCGTTGATAGTTCTTTCCACATAATCCACAGATAATAAGGCCACTAAGCGGATAACGGTTTGTAGCACCATCATGGGTGTATTGCTCATGTCGCTGAGCCAATATAGTCTGTGCTTTGGCAAACGTTTCAAGGTCAATAATTGGCTCGTGGGCTTCCTCTACATAATATTTTTGAAGTTCTCCCTGATTTCTCGTTTTTTTCTTTTCGATATGGTTATTACGATAGTATTTTTGGAGCATGAGATTTCCGATATATTTTTCATTTGTCAGAATTTCACGAATTCTTGGGTTTGTCCATAGGTTTCCTTGTCGAGTTGGTATTCCCATCTCGTTGATCTTATTTGCGATTCTCTGTTGTCCCATACCGGAAATATAATCTGAGAAAATCATGCGAACAAGTTCTGCCTCATTCGGTTCGATTTCCAAGACTCCCTCTGCATTTCTGCGATAGCCCAAAATCGTAATACTACCGATTTTTCCAATTGAGAAATCTTTTCGGATTTGCCATTTTCGATTTTCACTGGCAGAATAGCTTTCCTCCTGTGCATAGGATGCCAGAATGGAAAGCAGCAGTTCGCCATCTGAACTCATGGAATGAATCCGCTGTTCCTCAAAATAGACATCAACGCCCAGCGATTTCAATTCCCGTACCGTTTCCAGCAGGGTAACCGTGTTTCGTGCAAAACGAGAAATAGACTTTGTCAGAATCAAGTCAATTTCTCCCTGTCTGCATCGGTTCAGCAACTTTTGAAACTCTGCCCGGTTTCCTTTTGTTCCGGTCAGTGCCTCATCTGCATAAACACCGCAGAACAGCCATTCCGGATTGCTCTGAATCAGCTGATTGTAATAGCTGACCTGCGATGATAGAGAATGGAGCATGGCATCCTTTCCGCTGGATACTCTGGCATAGGCTGCCGTCCGTTTCAATGGAAACTGCTTTTTCTGCGGAAATACAACTTTTTGTATCACTCGTGCCGTGATAACCTCCCCCTTTCCGATGACATATTACCGTATGATCGGACAAGAGTCAAGGAATATACTGCACGAGTTTATGCCGCATTCCTTGGCTAAGATGTCATGCACACGCCGATAATCTTCTTCTGTTATTTTTCGTTCAGCAAGAAGCGTTTTCAAAATTTGCACCGCTGCCTTGTACTGCATGATCTTGTCCCAGACTTCTTCTTGATTTGCCGTAGCAGCTGCGTGAGCAGTACTTTCTGTTTTTGTTGCCATAGCTTACAAACACCTTTCCACAAAATTGACAGGTACAATCATAATTTGCTTTCTTATTCAGCTTTTCTGAATTGGCATACCACCATTTCAAACGACACGCATCTGAACAGAACTTCTTTTTTCGATGCTTGGGTGTCATCACTAAAGCAGCACCACAACAAGGACACACTGCTGTTTTTCGCCTGCAATAAGAGGCGATTGTATTTACAGACACCCCAAGAATACCAGCAATTCTTTTGTAGCCGTTTCCTTGCTCTCGCAAAGTGTCAATTTGCTCCTTTTGACCCTGCGTCATTTCGGTTTCCTCCCGTATCTAAATTTTGTAGTGACCCAGAAAGGTTCACCATCATAAATACAGTCGAAAAAAGGGTCGAAAAATCGAACCCCCTCTTGAAAATTCAAATGAACGCAAAAAAATCCCTGCACCGGAGTTTTTCTCCGAATGCAGGGATTTCTTCTTGCCAAATAGGACAAATATAGTACTGAAATTTCTATTGACAAAACCGATACGAAGTGGTATAATAAAATTAACCTTAGAAGTTAATATGAGGTGATCCGTTGAAAGTAGAATACAAAAATAAAAGCATTGAAAAAGTGTGTACCAATGCTTCTTTCGCAATAAAAAAACATGGTTCAGATATGGCTGAAAAAATAAATCAAAGAATTGGAGAAATAATAGCAGCAGATTCAGTTGAACAAATGATTCAATATCAGATTGGTCGTTGTCATCAGCTTCACCAAAACAGAAAATCACAATATGCAGTTGATTTAGTGCATCCATATCGATTAATTTTTGAAAAAAAAGAAAATCAAATAAGTATCGTGAATATAATAGAAATAGTTGACTATCACTAATTATATTCGCATGAAAAGGAGGAGCTATTATGACAAAAAGTAGAAGTTATATAGCAACACCACCAGGTGCAACCATTAAGGAACAGCTGGAAAATCGAGGTATGAGTCAAAAAGAATTTGCTAAACGCATGAATATGTCAGAAAAACATATCAGCCATCTGATAAACGGCGATGTTCAATTAACCCCTGATGTTGCCAATAGATTGGAAATGGTTTTAGGATTGCCAGCAAAATTCTGGAATAATCTTGAATCAATATACAGAGACAAATTGGCTAAAATTGAAATTGAGAATTCTATGGATAGAGATAAAGAGGTAATTCGTTCTTTTCCTTATGCACAAATGGCTAAAAATAACTGGGTTATTGATACAAGGGACAAAACTGAAAGAGTTTTCTCGCTGAGAAAATTCTTTGAAGTGGTAGATCTTTCAAAAATGATAGAAAAAAACCTTGTCCCTCAAATAGCATGCAGACGTCAAGCAAGCACAGAAAAAGCAGACTATGCTTTACTTGCATGGGCTCAAAAAGCAAAAATGGAAGCCAGAAAGCAGCAAGTTTCACCTATCAATCTTAACAGACTAAATACATTGCTTCCTTCTATCCGTCTTATGACTACAAAATCGCCTGAAATCTTTTGCCACAGCCTTGTTGAAGAACTTTCTAAATGCGGTATTTCTATCATATTTCTACCGCATATAGGTGGTTCTTTTCTACACGGTGCAACATTTTATGATAAAAATAAAATTGTTGTTGGTTTAACCGTTCGTGGAAAAGATGCGGATAAATTTTGGTTCAGCCTTTTTCATGAATTTGGTCATATCTTGCTTGGGCATCTCAACCAATCTGGAACAACTGATGATGATGAAAAGGCAGCTGATGAATTCGCTAAAAACCATCTTATCAGAGAAAATGATTTCGAGTCTTTTGTAAGCAAAAATGATTTCTCAACTAACAGCATTATTGAATTTTCTAAGCAGATAGACATCGCACCCGGAATCGTTGTTGGTAGACTTCAAAAGGAGGGATACATTAACTTCAGTTGGCATAATGAATTGAAAGAAAGATATTCAATAATTTTATAAATACTGAAAATTCAAAAATGCCCTTGAACATGGCATAAGTTGCTCTTCTTCTATTAGAGACACCACGTTCAAGAGCGTTTTTTACTACCTATAAATGGCATTTAACCGCTGTTTTATCCGTTCAATTTCCCGTCAATACTGGCAACGTGCTGCAAGATTTGCTGGAGTGTGTCACTATCGTTAGTGCCTTTTTTCGTGTCCTCATTCGGCTTATCTGTGGTGGTTGCATTTTTTGCAAATCCATTCAACCCAGCAGCCTTGATGATCGCCGGATAATCCTGATACGCATAGTCCAGATCTACCTCGCCGACAATGCCGGAAACGCTGCCTTTCCAGCTGTACTGCCACAGCCCATAATTCCCGGCATAGGACGATTTGTTCACATCCACATGAGACAGGAACACGTCATACCGATTCTTTATATCGTCCCCGATACAGCTTTCCAGAGCCGACTTGAACGTATAAATTGCCGCATAATACCCGGCAGATTCCAACGCACTGCAAAATGCCTGACACAGAGCATCTGCATTTTGCAGACTTGCCTGTTCTTCGATGTCAAATGCGATTGGATACTCGAACTGCTTTCCAGCCAGAACAGACAGGCACACAGCAACCTCCTGCTCCGCTTCTGCGGCAGTTTTGGCGTAGCTGTACCAGTACGCACCGCAGGGGATTCCAAGTCGTTTGCACTCGCTGTAATTCCGTTCAAACTGCACATCGATCTGGCTGGATTCTTTCCCAAAACCAGCCCGTAAAATTGCAAAATCCACCAGCCCGGATGCTTTGACTTTTTCCCAGTTGATTACGCCCTGATGCTTGGAAACATCAATCCCTTTTGCCACAATTTCAGATGGTTGCGGCTGTGCTTTTGCAATGCCGAAATAGCGGTAGAAATCGCTTGTCACCGTGTTTGTGCCTTTGATTTCATCACCATACCATTTTGCCCCTGTTCGCACATCCAGATGCACCGAAGTATAAGCACCGGTGATATTGGCAATGCCGCTGAAACCCAAATCCTGAGCCTTACAGCACACCGTCTTTGCTGAAATTATGTTGCCGGACTTGTCGTAGCACACCACGTCCGCCGCCGTCCCTTTGGTATGCTGCCCAGTACTCGTACCGCCTACCGCTTTATCATGCTCAGGACAACGGTAACCGCTGTTGACGATGATCTTGCCGCAGTCCAATGCTGCATACAGCTGTTCCAGCTTGCTCACCAATTCATCCGAAATCAAAAAGTCGTGGCTTTTACCGCATTTACAACGGAATTCACGAGCGTTGAAGTGCTCAGTCAGTTGGGTGTTGTCCGTTGCTGAAAAACTCTTTACTGTCATATAAAACGACTCCCTTCTACAAAAAAAATACTTTTGAAAAAATCGAAAATTCGCTTGACTTTTCCACGAAAACGTGGTATAATGTAACTAAAGAAAGGGGGAAAGCAAATGCGGACAGGCGAATTAAAAAAGAAACTTCGCAAAGCCGGATGCTACAAAATCCGAGAGGGCGGAAACCACGAAATCTGGTACAGCCCCAAAACAGAAACAGCATTTTCTGTTGGGCGGCATGACGGACAGGAAATCGCAACCGGAACCGCAAACAAAATCCTGAAGGATGCGGGGCTGAAATAAGCCCCGACCCTACGGGGTTTTCAAAATGGCAAGAAAGCGAACCATTCGCTTTCCTTGTCAACTTTTCAAATCCGCATTTGTACCCCCATTCAAAAACAAAAAGGAGCTGGTAAAATGGCAAAATACGTTTACCCTGCAATCTTCACAAAAGAGAAAAACAACGCTTATTCGGTTGACTTTCCGGATGTAGAAAACTGTTATACGTGCGGAGATTCTTTGGTGAATGCAATGGAAATGGCATCTGATGTCTTGGCAATGATGCTGTGTTTCAGAGAAAAGGAAAAGAAACCAATTCCGGTCGCTACTCCGATCAAAGAAATTCAAACAAATGCAGACAGCTTTGCAACCTTGATTCTTTGTGATACGACCGATTATCCTCTCGTGGAGTGTGAGCCGAATGCAGAATAACATCAAGAGAATACGGGAACAGAACGGCATTACTCGAAAAGAGTTAGCCGCTCTTTCCGGCGTACACTATAAGAAAATTACAGACTACGAAAACGACTACATCAAATTTGAAAATATCACAATCGGGAATTTGAACCGTATTGCAACTGCCCTCGGTGTTACACTGGATGAACTGTGTAGAGAAGATTCCGAAAATCAGTAAAACAACTACTATAGAAAAATGCGGTATGCCAAAACGACATACCGCATTTTTCATTCTTTTTCTTCTTTCTCGGATTCTAAAGCTTTTCGGAGCAAGCGTTTGATTTCCGTCTGCAAGGCTTTTCCCTCTAAGGCATCCAGAATATCCTTATCGCTTTTTCGATTCAGCTTCAAACCAATGAAACGTGTATTTTGCTTATCATACTTTTCTTGGGGTGTCAAAAAACCACTCCTAAAATTTTTTCTTGCCAATTCGGGCAAAACGTGATATAATTGTTGTAGCACGAAAAAGCGGTGGCAAGTCCGCTCTTTCTGTGTTTCCGTTGCCGACTGTTTTTCAGTCGGCTTTTTCTTTTAGCCCTGAAGCATCTGTTTCAGCTGTTCAATAATGGCTTGCTTTTCAGCCTCGGTTTTCGCATCCTCTAACTGCTTGATTAAAAGCATAATAAAGGATTTGAACTGCAAATCCGTCATTCCCATTTCCTCCATATGTGCCTCCTTTCCATATCCGCTTGCCCGGTATTCGTGGGTGGTTTCCCAATCCACTGTAATCATTATACCATAGGTTTAACCTATGGTCAAGGATTTTTTCTGGAAAGTGTAATATTTGTCGGAGTACACAAATTCGGTGCTGCTTTTTGTACGATAGCAATACCGTTTTCAATTGTCAAACAGCAGTACTACTCCTTGATTTCAGGTAATCCAGCCACGCTGGTCAGTACAGATAAAAGGCCCGCCAGAAGTGCGGTACTGCCAACTACAAGCCAATTAACATCCTGCATGGTTGCTGCCACACCAACTGTCGCTATTGCTGTCTGAGCAATGGTTTTGATTGCCCGAATAACAGCAGCTTTCGTCCACTGTTTCCAATCTCTTTTCATACGGTTTCTCCTTTCTCGGTTGGCAGTGCCATGAATTCCTCGTGCAGATGTGTCATCACACCGTTGCCACCGAGTTCATGATACTGCCGGTACATATTTTCATAATTTTCTTTTGCATAGATGGGTGCAAATCCGGCTTCAATATACTTGTTATAGCAGTGTAACATCCGGTCACGCAGCAATGCCTGTACACCGTATTCCAAAGCTTTCTGACGGCTGTCCTGCTTTTTCATTCGAGATAAGATTGCTCGTGTGCCAATACCCAGAATGCCAGTTGCGGACAGAACAGAGATTGCAACCGTGATAATTCCTTGAATCACACTGCTTCCTCCGTTTCTTTCACATCATTCGTTTCTTTCTCTTCTTTCACATCATAATCACCAGAAAGCAAAACGAGCATCTCCGGTGTCAAGTCGCCGGATGCGAAAATTTGATACTGTCCATTTTCCAGCAGTACCGCTTGAATTTTTGCATTGCCCCAGTTACTTCGTTGGATTGCTTTTCCGACTTTCAGCTGCTCTACTGCCTCAATAATATTCATTGTATTTTCCCCCTTACAAAATTGTGATAGATTGAATCAGCGGGTGGCTGTTGTTGCTCCGCCCTACCCACACCAAATAATAAGTACCTGCTGTTACGCCCTCACACGGTGTCAGCGTTGTGATGTAGTCCGTGCTGTACAGCCACTGCAAAGGCAGGTCAATATAACTGCCCTCTGTTTGTGCTTTTTCTAAAATATCTGATGCAGTTCCAGTATCTGACTGTACTAATCGCATGATGCCAGTTTCCGTACTATACGCATGAAAACGAATTGCAATTTGCGAAGCAGATGTAATCTTTAATGGTGTTGTAGAACAACTATAGCAACTGTAATCCCACCCGAAAACGTCCGTGCCATAGTTCAGTGCGTAGTTGTTTTTTTCGCTACAGAATGCGGAATGCTCAGTTACGAAATCTGACAAACCATAAACCACGTCATTATAGGACAGATAGATTCCTTCTTTGTGATTTGCATCATACACAATCGTTTTTTCGGTCGATGATCCACTGGGTATCAGTCCTACTTTCTGAACAAGCAAATTCAGCTTTTCATCTGCGGTTGCAATGATACCATGGGAAACCAAATGTCCTGCCAGCAGGTCACGCTGGTGGTTGATTGCTGCGATATACTGTGCAATTGTTGCCATTACTCCGTCACCTCCACAATATCAGCCAATGCAGTCTGAATATCTCCCAAAGACTGCTGAAGTGCATAGATCTGTGCAGGGAAAGTATCATGGATATTTGTAATGTCCGCGGGACTGATACTGTTCAGACTTATTATATTGGTATGAATGTGCTGTGCCGACCAGAGTGCCTTCCATTTTACATCTGTGATTTCATTTAAAGTAGCTATATTTTCGTGGGTATGCGATTTATCTTCCAGATGTGTGATGGAAAGTGTGTGCTCCTGCAAGGTATACGTCAGACTGTCGGACAATTCCTGCACTTTTTCATCCACATAAACCGTCTTTGCATATGGTGTAAGATCTACGGCTGCACCCTCTGTTAATGTCACTGTAGTTGTACCACTTTTATCTGTAATGGTGATTGTGATAACACTGCCATCCTTCACAACATTCGCAATCGGGGAAAAGCCGTCTTTACCAGCTACGCCAGCATCTCCCTTTTCACCTTTTTCTCCGGGAACGCCCTGCAGCCCTCTATCTCCGGGATCACCTTTTTCGCCCTTTGGACCTTGTTCTCCCTGCTGACCCGTTTCACCCTTTTCGCCTCGCTCGCCCTGCAATCCGGTGTCACCCTTTTCACCACGCTCACCAGTATCACCTTTTTCACCTTTCAAGGATAAAAGCCATTTTTCCTCGGAGTCTTCGTAGCCATGCTCCACTGCAATTGCGTATGCTGACTTTCCCTCCGCACCATCTTGACCGGGATTTCCTTTGGCTCCTGTATTGCCTTTATCACCTTTATCGCCTTTCAAGGAAGAGAGCCAGTCTGATTCAGAGCCTTGATAACCTTGTTCTACTGCGATTTGATATGCAGATTTACCGTCTGTCCCTTTTTCTCCGTTTGCACCATTATGAAGCGTTGCAGAAGTTTCACCATCGGCATCGACAATGGTAATTACAACACCCGACTTCATTTGTTCTGCCCTTACTTTTGGGGAAAATCCATCTTTTCCATTTTGAAGTCCAGCTGCCTTTTCGTCCAGTTTTTTCAAAAGCTGCGTATACAGATCCGGAGTCGGCGGAATTGGCGTATCCCCATCTGCAACAAACCCAGATGGTCGAATGTGAAGAGTTACTGGTACGGTTGTTGCACGCAGTGTAGTATCGCTTTCCTCATCGTAACCAAACAAACTCATTTTCACCGCACCGGGATGCAGTTCGGCAGGCAGCAAGCAGGTTGTTCCCTCTGTGCCAAGTACCAAGTTGTATGTTTCTTCGCACTGCGTGAACTGCACCACCTTGTGCAGCGTTTTCCAAGCCCCATCGAATACGAACTTCACCGAAACAAATGCGATCTGGTCAGAGGCAATGACCTCTCGCTCCAGTGCTTCGATTTTTTGCTGTTTCACTAAAAATTTCATCATCCGTTTTTCACCTCATTCCACACATTATTTTCAGGATCATATTCCAAATAGCCGTCTACACACTGGATCTTTTTCAGATAATTGTTGTAGGAATGTTCTCCGGAGGACATCCAGTTGATTGGTTTGGTGATGGCGTTCCACTGAGCAATCGTGCCCTCATAAGTGATGGTTTTTAATCTTTCACAGTACGTCAGCATATTCTCTCCGAATGTCTTGCAATTTGCTGAAATCGTAAGATTGGACAATGCTGTACATCTTGTAAACGCAAAAGCACCAATGGAATCACACGCAACACGAGCAGTCTTCAGCTTCGCACAGCCGCTAAAAGCATACTTTCCCCACGTTTTCACGCTGGCAGGCACAGTGACTTCTGCAATGGCGGTGTGATAAAAGGCATATGACTGGATCGCAGTAACTGCCTGCGGAATGGTAACAGAAGTCAGACCGGCGGTATAGCCGATTGCAGCATCTTCCTGTGCAAAAGCAGAATCACCAATGCTGGTCAGTGTAGCCGGCAGAGATACCGTTTTCGCATTGGCACAATGATAGAACAGGCGGTCTCCCAGACCAGTAATGCCATTGCTGAGCACGATTTCCTTGATCTGATCGTTTTGATAAAACACAGAATCATGAGAAGTATAGTCGTATGTTGCACCCGTTCCACGCAGCAGCAGTTTGCCGTTGCCGTAGAGAACATAGTAGATGTTTTCGCCGCACTGTCCGGTTGCTATGATTTCGCCTGCGGTCAAATCATCCACCTTGGTCTGCAGTTCAGAAATCTGACTGTTCATCGCATCCAGCCGCTTTTGCAGTTCGTCCAGTGTGGCATTTGTCTTTGCCATTTCGGCAAGCATCTCCGTCACTCTGCACTTACCAAGAATACACTTGCAATAACCACATTTACTCTCATCTGCACGGCAGTCTGTCAGATCGGAATCCAGAATACTTGTCGTTCCAGCACGCAGTCTTACAACTGCTAAAGTCAGATAAGTCATCACATTGTTGTTAGTGAAAGCAGGAATGGTTGGACTGGTGGCTGCTGTACCTGCCAGAACACGAATCCCACAGGTACGAGTGGAACGATCACAATAGATCCCGATTGCTACATAACGATTCAAAGATTCATCTACATAAGAAGAAAGGTCGATAGTATGCAGGGTATCACTGATAAAATAATGCCCATCGATCCACGCCTTGCCCGTGCCGAATGTAACGGATAAATTTTTGACTGTTGGTGCAAAACACTGCCGGTACGTATCCAGAATTCCATTGCAAATCAAACTAGACAGATATGCCGTGAAATCTTCTGCGGTATATACCCGGTCAAGATTCTGTGCGTTAAAAAATCCATAAGAAAATGCCATATGCTCACTCCATCTCTTTAAATGTTGGGGTCAGACTTCTGCCGTTCTGGTCGAAACTCTCCACCATGCCGATCAGCTGAATTCGAGGTTGAATCAAGCCGAATCTTCTCTGTTCCACGGTCACATAGTCGCCCACAAAGTAGTCCTTGTTGTACTGATACTGGGTAGAAAAAGCAGCGATGGCAGATTCCGATGCCGTTTTCGGCTGTACCAGATGTTCTGCACCGCTGCTTTTCAAAATTTCTAAATATTCCGCATCGGTCACATCTTCTTCCTGTGCCGTGTTTCGCTCATCTACATACACCTCATATCGGTCAAGATAGGTCGGCTCTGCACCAGAACAGAAAGTGGTTCGTTTTCTGGCACTGCCCTCACCGCAGCCCAGCACATAGGCAAAGTTTTTCTGCACCGCATCGTCCGCCGCATAGGAGAACGATAGCAGATTGTTGTATGCATCGGAGAACACGATGTGAGGATTGTCGTCCTGCAACAAGCTGCGGTCTGTTCCGGAAAACAGGTTGCATTTCAGTTTATTTCCATCCAGACGCACATTTGCCGAACCGCCGATGGTTTCACAAAGGCTGTACAGCCATTCTAAGATGTTATCATAGCTGACCTGCATTCGTGCGGTGTTCTGCCAGCAGTCACCGGATACTGTTCCCATGGAAAAACCGGGCAGATTGCGGATTCCGGCAGAAATCACATTGCGGGACAGCACCTTGCGGACAATGTCCTCATAGCTGCCGTTTGCAGTGATGGTGGGATAGATGATTCTTCGTTCCAGCAGGCTGGCAAGAAACCGTCCGGTGACCGTCAGATAATCGCCCTTTTCGGCATCAGTTTCCAATTGCAGGGACTCAATGATGCCGAAGTGCTGTGCATCATCGCTCCTTGCCACAATTCTGCCACGCTGAAAGATGGATACATTCTGGGGACTGGCAGCGATATACACCTCAAAACAGCCGCACTGGTAGAACTCAATGTCCCATAAGAGCGAAGAATAACTGTCGCAAATGGCTTCCAGTGACACAGAAATCTGGTCTTTCATAGCCATCAAGCTGTAAATTTCCAACTGCATTTCTCACACTCCCAGATAGGAATTGCGGTGCATCAAGGTCACACGCAGCTTTTTCACACCACGGACTGCCTCAACCCGAAAGATATTCGTGCCTTCCTTCAAGGTCAGCCAAGTAGAGCCGGAAACCAGCCGGTTCAGGATGTTGCTGTCCACGCCGTTGCGTGTCAGCGTGACGGTCTTGTTTCCGGTTTTCGTGGTAACCGTAATGACATCGCCGGTCAGAATATCGCCTTTGATTTGCAGATACTCGCCGTTTTCGTTGTAGATGGTCGGTGTCACGGCAATCACTTCCTGCGGAATGTCGCTGGGCAGTGCCTCGATTCGCAGCGTGAATCCAGTTTCATCGCCATCATTGGTGATAGAGAACAGATTGCTGTTGGAATACACACCCAAAGGAAACGGAGCATCGCTCTCCGGAAAGGGAAAGTGAAATGCTCCGATCACGCCGCTGTAGTAGGCGTAGAAGATATCCCGGCTGTACCAGTAAATATCCGGACAGAGAATGGAGATCTGCCCGCTGATCTGCTACTCGAAATTTGACATCTCGCAGGTTTCTACATACCCCTCGGCATAGACATCGATGTTCGCCGTCTTGTACCAGATTTTGATGTATTGAGACGGTTTGACCACATGATACAGCTGATGCCGTCGTTTCTCAATGCCAATGCCACGCATGGCAAAGGAGATGACCACGTTTCGTTTTTCAATGAAAGCGTTGTTCAGGTAGCTGCCGTTCATGCCTGCGTAAGAAGAGGTAGAAATCGTTCCGGCAGGCGGATTCAGACCTTCGATTTTGGAGGTCATGTATTGATTGGCGGTGGTGGATAGATTCACTTGTTCGCCGGATTCGTTTTCTAAAATCAAAGAAAAATACATCACACACCCCCTACACATTCAACGCATTCCGTGTCAACCGATAAATCTCCAACCGTGACAGTGCTTTCGGCGATTGATTCGTCTGATTCACCGTTTTTCTATTGTCGGTATTGTAATAATTGTTCACCGTCCCACCAGAACTGTCGGGCAGCATTGCTCCGGAAATCCCATGCAAGCTGTAATTCAGATCAGAATCCATGGTCAACTGCATGGCTTTCGCCACACCGCCCACGGCTTTCTCCACATACTTCTTGCTTTTGTCGATGCCGTCTGCCAGTCCTTTCATAAAGTCCGGCATCCAGCTCTCGTAGTCCGTCAGCGGTCCTTTGTCCGGGACGGAGAAGTGCAGGAAATCCCGAATGGTATCGGCAACATTGGTGACGCAGTCCGCCAGCCAGCCGATGGCACTCTGAATGCCGTCAATGATTCCCTGAATGATATCCCGTCCCCAGTTCCAGGCATCCGAAGCCAGTCCCTTGATATATCCCACAGCGGCATCAAACCCATTCTGAATGGTGGATTTGATGCCGCTAATTTTATCAGAAACTGCAGAACGAATGTTGTCCCAGATGCTGGACACCGTAGAAGAAATGCTCTGCATCACGTTGGAAATCGTGCTCTTGATGCTGTTCCAGACGTTAGATACCACCGATTGGATGGCGTTCAGAACATTGGAAACCGCAGAAGAAATCTGATTCCAGATAGACGATACCACAGAAAAAATGGCATTCATCACACTGGAAATCGTGCCGGAGATGCCGTTCCAGATGGAAGAAACCACATTCCAGATTGCAGACAAAACTGATGAAATGAAACCTGATACCGCATTCCAGATGGTCGTTACCGTATCTTGAATGGTATCCAAAACCGTGGAGACCGTGGTAGAAATGGCATTCCAGATGGTTTCAAATGTCGTTCGGATACCTTCTAAAATCGGCGTTAAAAACGCCACGATTGCATTCCAAATGGCACTGATCTTCTCCGAGATCCAGTCCATCACTCTACCCACAATGATTTGAATGGCTTCAAAAATTGTCTGAAACAGATAGCCGAATGCTGTAATCAGCGGTTCTAAGGTGGTGTAAATGGCATTCCAAACGGTCGTAATCACGTTATAAATTGCCTGAAACACCGTAGAAACCACGTTGTAAATGGCATTGAAAATTGTGCTGAAAAAGTTGTAGATTCCTGTCCAAATGGCAGTGAAGAAATCCCGAATCGCTGTAAATACGGTCGTTGCCACCGTCTGAATGGCAGTGACAATGGTGGTGAAGGTATTGGAAATAGACGTCCAGGTGTTGACGAAAAAGTCCCGGATTCCAGTAACGATTCCCGTGAAAAAGGAAGCGATGCTGTTCCAGGTATTCACAAAAAATGTTTTGATGGAAGTCCAGACTTCGTTCCAGCTTGTTCCAAACCACCCCAACACCACATCTGCAATGCCTTTCAGGGTATTCATGATATTACGGAACGTGTTGACAACGAAATTCCAGATAGACGTAAAAATACCCTTGATGCCATTCCAGCACTGCTCCCAGTCACCAGTGAACAGACCGATCAGAACATCCAGCAGCCCCAGAAGAACGCCAGTAAACTCTGAAAAGATGTTGGAGATGTTTTGAAAAACACCTTCAAAAATAGGAGCCAGCAGATTGCACAGTCCATCCCATGCCGCTTTCAGCACATCGGTGAAACTCTCAAAGTCGAATCCCAGAGCATTTAGCCGGTCAGTGATGCCCTGTGTCAATCCAGTAAAGGTGCTTTTGATTTGCTCCCAGATGGCGATGATATTGCTTTTGAATTCGTCATTGGTTTTCCAGAGATGCACAAAGGCAGCCACCAAAGCGGCAACAGCTGCGATAATGGCGAGCAGCGGACCTAATGACACACCCAACGCTCCGGTAATGGCTCCGATGCCACTTTGCACAGCCGAGAAAAGGGCAGGCAGTTTGGACACTGCGGAAAAGACCGTCCCCACACTGGAAATGGTCTTTCCAAGCACCACCAGCATCGGTCCCAGAGTAGCAGCCACCAGTGCAATTTTCGCAATGGTTTCTTTTGTCTGTGGGTCTAATTGGTTCAGCTTGTCCACCAGTTCCTGAATGCGGGAAACAATGGAGCGAATAGTGGGCATCAGAATGTCAGAAAATGAAATCGCCAGTTCTTCCAGCTGGGACTTCAAGATAGTCACCTGCCCGGCAAGGTTATCCTGCATGACCGCTGCCATTTTTTCGGTCGTACCATTGTAACCGTCTACTGTATCCGAACAGGTGTCAATGGCATTGGACAGTTTTTCAAAATCCGCTGGAGAACCGTTGATGATCGCCAGCATACCGGACATGGCCTCTTTGCCAAACAGTGAGGCAGCAGCCTGTGCCTGTTCTGCTTCGGAAAGTCCGCCCAATTTCTGACGGAGTTGTTCCATAAGTTCTCGTAAAGAGTACATCTTGCCGGAACTATCCGTCAGAGAAATGCCGTACTGTTCCATGGCAGATGCTACCGTGCCTGTCGGCTTTGCCAGATTGGTAATGGCAGCACGCAGTGCTGTACCAGCCTGTGAGGATTTGATACCGGCGTTCGCCATCAGTCCGATGGCAATGGCAGAGTCTTCAGCAGAGTATCCCAAAGAACCCAGTACCGGAGCAGCATACTTGAAAGTTTCGCCCATCATGCTGACGTTGGTATTGGCATTGGAACTTGCAGCCGCCAGAATATCCGCAAAGTGTCCGCTGTCCGAAGCAGACAAACCGAAAGCGGTCAGAGCATCCGTGACAATGTCTGAAGTAGATGCCAAGTCTTCCCCGGAAGCGGCAGCAAGATTCATGATGCCTTCGATACCGCTGAGCATATCGTTGGTTTTCCAGCCTGCCATCGCCATGTAGTTCATAGCATCCGCAGCCTCACTTGCAGAGAACTTCGTTTTACTGCCCATTTCACGAGCCTTTTCCCGGAGAGCATCCATCTCTGAACCGGTCGCCCCCGAAACAGCTGCCACCTTTGACATGGCAGAATCGAAATCCGCACCAGTTTTCACGGCAATGGTTCCCAGAGCCGTGACACCAGCGGTGACGGGCAGCAGCTTTTGTCCCACACCGGAAATTTTGTCCCCGGCGGACTGCAGCGTTTCACCCAAAACGCCCATCTTTTCCAAGGCGGTGTGAGAATTGTTTGCTTCTGTGGTCAGACGTTTCAGTTCGTTTTCGGTTTCGATGATCTCACGCTGCAAAGCATCATACTGCTGCTGTGAAATTTCACCATTTGCAAGAGCGGTATTTGCCTGTTCTGCAGCAGTTTTCAGCACTTCCAGCTTTTCTTTGGTAGCTGTCACCGCATCGGCGAGGAGCTTATGCTTCTGCGAGAGCAGTTCCGTGTTGGAAGGATCGAGCTTCAGCAGCTTCTGTACATCCTTGAGCTGCGTCTGCGTGTTCCTGATATTTTTATTGACACCCTCCAGAGCCTTTGACAGTTTGGTTGTATCGCCGCCGATCTCAACGGTGATGCCCTTGATTCTATCAGCCATACAATCTCACCCCCTTATCAAAATTTATCGAAGTCACTCTGATCCGCTAACATATGATATTTGTATTCATCATTCTCCCGTTCGGTGAACATATCATTCACCAGACCAATGGTCAAAAAATCCAAATCGCCCATTGACAAACCAAGCTGAACGCACCGCAACAAAAACAGCGGTGTGGTCATCGGTCGGTCAATCGGGCGATGTTTTTTTTAGACTTGACCTGTGTTTCTACATTCAAGCCCCAGAGGTCAATCAGCTGTGGCAGGATTTCGTAAATGCTGAACGTGTTGAACTGTTCCAGCCATTCATCCGGAGAAGCCGGAACGGCTGGGTCAGCGTGTTTTGCCATGATGTAGGCGATGTTCTCAAACACTTCAAGGCTTTCAATATCCAGTGCGGAGGATTCCTCTGTATTTTCTCCCACAGACTTTTGCAGTGCTGCAAAATCCTGATAAATATCTCTGCGAAATTTCAGACGATACAGTCTGGGGACTGCCGCACTTGCCTTAAACGGCACATCAATCCCATCAATGGTGATGTTCTTCTGAATTGCCATACTGCACCCTCCTTACGCTTTCACAGATGCTACGGATGCTTTACCACTCTGTACAGCGGCAGCCAGATTTGGCATATATACCGCCTTGTACCAATTCTCATAAACCTCGGCATCCGTTTTCTCACAGGTTTTAGTTTTTACCAAACCACTGTTCAACGCCGTTGCGGTCAAAGACAGCGTTTCTGTTTTAACTTCCTTTTCGTCCTCAATGGTGCTGGATTCTGTTGCCGGACGAGAGGCGGAACAG